TTTGGACCATATGTTCAAGAAGAAATGCTTGAACGAATGTCTAAAGTAGGATTTGGTTATCAACTTTCAAGAATGAAAGAACATTTTATTCAGCGATCAATTGAATACACTCATTGCGAAGTTGCATGTACTGGCACAATTCCTGTTTTTAATAAAAAGTATGGTGACGCATGTACTCACCGCCACTATGGAAAAAAGTTTACTGAGTGTGAAAATACTGGAACGGTATGGTTTGATGAACACAATTTTGATAGTACGTTTAACATGATATTAGATCTATTTGATCATCCCGAAAAACGACAAAAAATGAGAAACGATGCATATGAGTTTTATAAACTTCATCAAGACGCATCATACACCTTTAAAGAACTAATGGAAAACATACAAAATGTCATATAACTACGCATCAATCGTACCACTTATTGGTGGTGAAACAATCGCAATGGAAAACGTCTTTGGAAAAAGACCTGAGTACATCTTATCATATACACCATTTGCGGCGAATGATTCGCAAATATTAGAACACTACAAAAACGAAGTACCATACCATGTCATCGACGAAGGTACTGGTAGAACTGATTATGTTGATGTGGTAAATGCGGTTTGTCCTTGTGCAGGATTGTCTTCGCTAAGTCCATCATCTTCATCTGACAATAAAGCAAATGATTGGATGGTCGAATCCGCAAAATACGTTTTAGGTGAAGTGAAACCAAAGGTCTTTTGGGGCGAAAACGCGCCACGATTAGCATCAAAGATGGGAGCACCAATCGTTAAAGAACTAAGGAAGGTTGCAAAGGAAAATGGTTATACAATGTCGCTCTATAAGACTAAATCTAAACTTCATGGTTTAAGTCAAACCCGCGATCGATCTTTTTACTTCTTTTGGAAAGGTGATGAAATACCTCACATGAATTTTTATCGTCGACCTCACGAAAAGATCGAGGACACTATTCGAAACGCGTTTGTAAGTGAAGATGATCCAATGAACGAGCTTACAAACAAGAACAAACCCAGTGATAACCCATTCTATAAGTATATACTTGAAGAGCTCGAAGGTGGTATTACACACAAGGAGTTTCAAAACAAAATCGAGAAAACTATAAACCCTTTAGACTATTTGGAAAACCGTGGTATTGAATATGACGAAGTTTCTGAATGGATGACGGCAAATGGATTTGACAAGCAAGCTAAACGCTGTTTGGAGATCCATAAGAAACTCAAATCAGGCGGCAATATCATGAGGAAGACTACTGAAATTCCTAAGGATTATATCGGTGCATTTGTAGGTCACATGCCTACATGTCTAACACACCCTGACGAAGACCGTTATCTTACCATCCGCGAATGTATGGCTATCATGAAATTACCATCTGACTTTCAGTTGCAGGGCGGTAGAAAAAACTTAAATATGATTTGTCAAAATGTCCCAGTGACAACTGCAGAAGATATGGCACAAAATATTCTTGATTGGTTAAATGGAAAATTGGATACAAGGCAAGCAGAATTTGCAGTCTTTGACAATAAGACATCTACAGTACAGTACGAAGACGTACCTCAAACCCTTGAATCATTCATTTAAGGGTTTACAAATGACCATTATTATTATATAATATAGCTACAATCAAATAAAGAAAACATATATGTCACTACTAGAAAAACTAAAAAAATCAAGCCGCACCGCCGGTGCCGATATCCTATCAGAATCAAAGTTCTTTTCCGAAAAGGAAATGACTACAACATCGGTGCCGATGATTAACGTCGCACTCTCTGGTTCCACTAAAGGTGGTATCTCTTCAGGTCTAACAGTGTTAGCTGGTCCAAGTAAGCACTTCAAAACATCGTTTGCCCTTTTGATGGCTGGTGCTTATATGAAGAAGCATAAGGATGCTGTCCTCATGTTCTATGATTCGGAGTTTGGTTCACCTCAATCTTACTTTGAGAGTTTCGGTATTGACACATCTCGTGTACTACATACACCTGTTACCAATATTGAAGAACTCAAGTTTGATCTTGTTCATCAGCTTACTGAAATTGATCGTAAGGATAGAGTGATGGTGGTGATTGATTCTATTGGTAATATTGCATCGAAGAAAGAAATTGATGATGCTGAGAATATGAAATCAGTTGCTGATATGACTCGAGCAAAAGCTCTTAAAGGTCTATTCAGAATGATTACACCATTCTTGACACTTAAAGATATTCCTCTTCTTGCTGTTAATCATACGTATCAAACACAGGAGATGTTCTCAAAGGCAGTAGTTTCTGGTGGCACAGGTGTTATGTACAGTGCAAATGATGTGTGGATTATTGGCCGTCGTCAAGAAAAGACTGGTACTGAAATCTCAGGTTACCACTTCATTATTAATATCGAAAAGTCTCGCTTTGTGAAGGAGAAGTCTAAGATCCCAATTAGTGTAAGTTGGGACGGAGGTATTGAGAAGTGGTCAGGTCTATTAGATCTTGCTCTTGAAACAGGTTATGTCGTTAAACCTAAGAATGGTTGGTATATGGCAATGAATCCTGCAACAAAAGAAGAGTTGAGTGGAAACCTTCGAGCTGCACAAACAATGACTGAAGAATTCTGGACAAAGATCTTTAATTCTACAGACTTTGAAACTGCTATTGAAAAACGATATAAGGTTGCTCATGGCGCAATGCTTGAAGAGCTTCGGCTTGAAACTGAACCATCGATTGAAGATGAGTAAAGAATATACTTTTGTTGAAAAGGTAGACTCAGAGCTGTATTCTATTAAGATCTTAGAAGGTCTTTATGCAAATATAATCTATACATACGGTAAAGTTACTATCGAAGAAGATGTTGAAAATGACTTAGCCCGTATACTTTTCGATTTCGTAATTGAAAGAGCAGTAGATCCATATACTGCAGAAGAGTTAGAATCGAGCGACGAGTTCAGAAACTACATTGGAAATATCTTAACAGAAATCTTAAATAATCAGGACGCACAAATCGGAAATGCCACAAAATCTACAGACGATAATACTCAAGACACTGACTAATGATGAAGGCTTTTGCAGAAAAGTTATTCCTCATATTAAAGGCGAATACTTCGAAGAACAACATCAAGCGGTATATGACTTATTCTTAAGATTCATAACTAAGTATAATAAGCTTCCAACCCCAGCAGTACTTGAAGTTGAGTTCCAAAGCTCTGAGTATGTTAATCGCCCAATCGCGAATGACACACTCTCACTAATTAAAGAGCTGCGTAACGAGAACGAGGTCGATGTTGAATGGTTATTAGAATCGACTGAAACATGGTGCAAAGATCGATCTGTCTATCTCGGACTAATGGAAGCAATTTCTATTATTGATGGCAAATCTGAGAAGGCAGAAGGAGCAATTCCTGATATCTTAACTAAAGCACTATCAGTCAACTTCGATACTAATGTTGGCCACGACTACTTAGATAATGCTGAATCGCGATATGACTTTTATCATCTTAAAGAAGATAAGACTCCATTCGATTTAGAGATGCTAAACACTATCACAGCAGGTGGTGTTCCACGTAAGTCATTGAATATTGTACTTGCTGGTACAGGTGTTGGAAAATCTTTGGCGATGTGTCACTTTGCATCTGATGCCTTATCACAAGGTAAGAATGTGTTATACATTACAATGGAAATGGCAGAAGAGAAGATTGCTGAACGCATCGATGCAAACCTATTTGATGTTGATATCGCTACGCTTAAAGATCTTAATAAGTCTACATTCGTCAACAAGGTAAAACATATCAACGATAAGACACAAGGTAAGTTAATCATTAAAGAGTATCCAACTGCATCTGCCCACGTAGGTCATTTTCGTGCACTCTTAAATGAACTGAAGATGAAGAAGAAGTTTACTCCTGATGTCATCTATATCGATTACCTTAACATCTGTGCAAGCTCACGCATGAAAGGTCTCGGAGGTTCTATCAATACTTACTCTTATATCAAAGCAATTGCTGAAGAGATCCGCGGTTTGGCTGTCGAGTTCAATGTTCCTATTTGGTCTGCGACACAATCAACTCGTACTGGATTCGGTAATACCGATGTTGAGATTACCGATACATCTGAGAGTTTTGGTTTGCCAGCAACATGTGATCTTATGATTGCTCTTATATCAACTGAACAACTTGAAGCAGCAAATCAAGTAATGATAAAGCAATTGAAGAATCGATATAATGACATCTCTCAACACAAAAGGTTTTGTGTAGGTATTGATCGATCGAAGATGAGATTATACGATGTTGAAGCTTCTGCTCAGACATTGTCAAGTGATGAAATAACATCTGCACCATCGACACCTAATAAGGACTTCAGCGCGTTTAAGATATAATGAATATTACTGCAATCGGATCTGGTAGAAAGAAGCGCGAGATGGCAGAGGATCTCGCGCGCTGCGCTGCTATGAAGTTAATGCCGCGGCTGCGAGATAGACTATGCATAGACATCAACCTCATTCCTCGACTGAGTCAAAAGGATAACGTTGCTGGAGACTGTATATGGGAAGATAGTCGCACACGACCAAGAGAGTTTACAATACGAGTTGACTCAACTCAACCGCTCCAGACAATGTTAGAAACTATTGCGCATGAGATAGTACACGTAAAGCAGTTTGCTAGAGGTGAACTACAGGACACTAATTCTTTTAATTTAAGTAAATGGAAAGGCAATAATATCAATCTCAATAAGACGCATTATTACGATCTTCCGTGGGAGATTGAAGCTCATGGAAGGGAAAAAGGACTGTTCATCCGTTGGTTTGAGCAGAGCCGCTGGAAAAACTGCAAATGGGCAGAATATTAAAATCTCTTTTGTTATAAATAGACTTAAGTAGCAACATTTAACTTAACACACCATGGGAACAATGCTAGAATTTAAAGAATACATTACTGAAGAGCTCTCTACAGGATCTCTCGAAAAAGCCTCTGTTATAATGCTTAAGTACCTTCGCAAAGCGACTGGTAACAACAAGATTTTTGTAACTCAAGGATTAGAGAAGTTCAAAAACTCAAATGGCGCTGGGTATGGAGTAAGATTCTATGCTCCAGGCAAAAAGATTGAATCATGGAGATTCAATTGGAAGTCTGTTGGATCAGCTAACACTAATAATCTATCTTCGATCGATCTATGGAATGGTTCATCGGCAGGACCAAACCATCATATCTCTTTTGAAGCAGATGTATCATTAGTACAAATTCTCCCACAGCTTGCTGATATGATCAAAGCTGGAAAGGTAAAGCCTGGCAAATTTGTAACATACCCAATGGGTGCTCCTCTCAACGAAAGCCTAGAAGACGGCGAAGAATGCGAAGAGTTGAATGAAGCAGTTAATCCAGAAGATGCATATGATAATGTAGTTTCTCTTATCTCAAGCCCAGGTTTTACAAAGCAAAAGGTGTTTAAAGTTTGGAAGTCGGTTGGTATAAAAATCTTCGACGAAATGGAAGCTAGAAATCCAGCTATCATTGCAAAGGATGGAAGAAAGTACAATTGGTCTGGAAGTGCTGCAGATGTTAAGAAACTTCTTTCTCAAAGGAGCGAAATTCTATCAGCGATCGGCACAACCCGTGGTACTGTCCGCTCAGGAACTTCTAAAGAAACATACTCACATAATCCTCAGCTTGACGAATTAGAAGCAAGCCGTGAGCGATTGGATTATGAAAAGCAATTGGCTGACTTAGAGAATCTGATTAAGATGACAATATCTGGTGCAGCGAACGCACTCTTCATTGCAGGTCGTGGTGGTATTGGTAAGACATTCACCGTTGAAAAGGTACTAAAAGATTCAGGTTTGTCTGATGGTAATGGTTACTTTAAGAACACTGGTACAGCATCTGCTGCAGGTATCTACTCACTCTTGTTTAAGAATCAAGACGGTATTATTCTTTTTGATGATTCTGATGATGCACTGAAAGATCAAGAAGCACGTAACATTTTTAAAGCTGCTACTGATACTAAGAAGATTCGCAAGTTGGTTTGGAATAAGATGGGGAAGAACGTTGTTGAACCTGACGAATACGAAGATCCTCAAGAATTGATCGATGCCAATTTGATCCCACGTTACTTCAACTTCACGGGTAAGGTTATCTTTATCTCGAACTTGAAGATGGACAAACTTGATCCTGATGGTGCTCTTCGTACTCGAGCGTTTATGATCGAGATTGACCCTACTGAAACTGAGATCTATGACTTCATGGAAACCATTGTTGGTAAGATCAAGTTAGATGGTAGTTTCGATCTGGACTTAAAGACACGTAAGTCAGTTGTCGACATGCTACGTAAAGGTAAGTCTAAACAATCTGCTAATTTAAGAAAACTATCCCGTGCTTTAAACATGATGGCTGGTACTATTAAGTCTGGCGTAAGTGTCTCTGAATCTGAACTCACTCGCATGATCGAAACATATGCTTAATACACTAAAATCCTTCCAGACGTTTCTCCTTGAAGGAACTAAGCTTGCTCCAAGTGAATTAAAGAAACCAGCAACTGGTGGGCCAAATAGCGGTACTGCTCGCACTGAGATCTTAGCGAACAAGATTCGTAAGCAAGAACCTCTTACCCTCGCAAAGGGTGGAGAATTTCTTGTTACTGATACTTCAACAGCTCTTGCAGCTATTGAACAATTCAAAAAAGATGGTAAAGTATTCAAACTGATCGGTAAAGGTGGCTCTGAAATATCCATATCTGATCTACTGAAAACACCAGAATTTGGTGGTGGAGCAGGAGCAGGTGGTGGTACAACTGGTACTGCAATTGGTGAATCTGCACAGTGTGTATGGATGGCAGCAATGCTTGATATTGGTTCTGCTATGCCGATTGAAAGTTTCACTGATAAAGTTCTTACTAAAGCATTTAAGTCAGTGAGTGTTGGTAAATCTTCGCTTAAAGAGATTTTAGCAATTGACGAAGGATGGAAAGTTTCGTCTTATCTCTCTGCACAATACGCAATTAAAAATCGTATCATTGAAAAGGGAATGACGTTTCATCGCGACGATTCTTTGATGAAGGCAATATATTCTGCTAAAAATACAGCTTTCAAGAACAACGGTTTTAAACCGCTACCTGACGATAAGTGGAATCCTGGAGACATTTGGGTTGCTGACTCAGACTTCTCAGTAAAGGAAATATCGACTACAACTGTAGAAGATATGAACGATGATATTCTAGATCTTTATCTACAAAAGCGTTTAGTTGGAATATCATTGAAGAAGGTTGCAAAAGGTGCACAAGGTGTAGAAAAGAATGTTGAACGTCCTCCTGAAACCGAAGACTATAAGTATAGTGCTGGTCATATTAAAGCACTAAAGCGCGGCGAGTGGTATACAACTAAAGCCAATTACATTACGCACCAAGCTGGTCAACTTGATATCCGCGATAATAACGCATTTGGTACGCATAAAGTCGAAATCAAGGGTAAAGGCGCTCGTGGTGGTGGTGCATCTTGGGGAGTATTATCAGATGCAGCAAAGAGAATTTATCGTACAGAGCTTCCTAAAACTTCAGCAATGAAAAAGGAAGCATTACTCATCGCTAGTGGTGATAAAAAGGCTATTGCCGAGTTTACTAAATTGCTTCAGACCGTTGATAAGAAAATTACCGAGAAAGAAGTAGTAGAAAAACTAAATGCTATTGGTAAAAATCCTGGAATTTGGATTCACGGTAAACTCGGTGGATTGTATGTGCTCAATCTTATTGCGAAAGGTGGCATTAAAGCTAATAAGTTTATTACGCAAATCATCAATTACGCAGGTAGTTCAACATCTGATTCTAGCTCATATATAATCATAAAAGAAAAATAATGAGTCAACTCGACGCAGCACTAAGATTCCATAGAGAGAATCAAATCCCATTAGCACATAACATTTTCCGACCACACTCGGAGAATTATTATAAACTATTTTGTCACGCAAGACAGATGAAAGAATCCGCGGTGAATCCTTTGAATGAATTCGACGAGTATCTTATGTCAACAGATATTGGTGAGCTTGCAATGCATGAAGGTAAAGAAGTACCATTAGATCATCCATTGATTGAAGCAGAATATAAGGGTAAGGAAGTTGAATTGAACGATCCAAAGCGTGGTGGCAAAAAGAAATTTTTTGTCTACGTTAAGAATGACAAGGGGAACGTAATCAAGGTTCAGTTTGGTGACACATCTGGTCTTAAGGCTAAGATCGATGATCCAGCAGCTCGCAAATCTTTCGCTGCTAGACACCAATGCCATTTAAAGAAAGATAAAACAAAGCCAGGCTATTGGTCCTGCAATCTTCCACGATATGCATCACAGCTTGGTCTAAAAGGCGGAGGATCCTTTTTTTGGTAATATGAGTAAACCATATACAGATAACACAAAAGGTAAAGTAAAGATTCGTACATTTGAATCTAACATTGAATCAGATGAATTGGTTTGGCACCGTGATCGAGCAGATCGTGTTATTACAATACTAGAAGGTGATGGATGGATGTTTCAAATGGATAACGCTGTACCCTACGAGTTAAAAGAAGGTGATGTTTTAAAAATTTCAAAAATGGAATACCATAGAATTTATAAAGCAGGCGATACTAATTTAGTATTAGAAATTGAAGAGCCTAACGGCAAACCAATTAAAGAATTTAAGATGAAAACATTTAAAACATATCTAGCCGAAGCTTCCAAAGCTGGTAAGAATACTCACATGCAACATCTTGAGGATGCAGTCATCTATGGCGGTGTCAAAGGAACGAGAGAAGCGATCTTTGCTCTCCGCTCTTTAAGAGATATGCT